TCCGGAGCATTTACGCTTGATCTAGTGCATCATTTACCATTTTTTCAATGGTATAAATACCTTGAATTTTGCCGGTATAAAACGAGAGAAGATTGCCATGCTGCCTAAAAATTGGCGTACGTTGAGCGCTGGCATTCTTACTTTTAGCTTTAATCGATACCACCGGAAAAACATATTTTAAGTGATCTTCGAAATCAGGCCAATAACGCACCACGTGATCTTCCATTAATTGACGGTGGGTGGTGAGCTTGCCGTAATTATTACCGAAAGAATGAACATTTTTTGTTTCTATAACACCAAGACTTACATGGCTTAAAGAAAACATCGATGAGCCATATGGATAGATGGAGAATAGATTGCCATCAATGAAAGTAATAGCGCCAAATGGGAGCGTTTTAAGGGGGCGATAAATAAACATTACAACTGCTTCAAAATAATCACCGTCCCTAGGGGGCAGCAAAGCATTATTAGTGCAATCAAAAACAAAGTCATAGTCTTGCTGCAATAATTCCAATGAGCCATTGCTAATTTCTTCGCGCCGAACAATGGGAAGCAATAATTCGTCAAAATGTTTTCCAGTGGCCGTTGGCGAAATGTATTTCTCAATAGTGTGCATCACCATGGACGTGTGATTTAGCAAGCCTGCGTCTGCTTCTGCATGAGGCCAGTCTTTAAAAATCAAGCGAATAGTGTCTGCATCCAACAGGCTCTCATCTTCTGAAACTGCATAGAAATTATTATTGATGTTTTCTGTTAGATGGCCGTAGTCCATCATGAAGCGTTCAAATGTATTTTTACACAGCATGCGCGTGGCATGATTTCTGGCATAGTGGTAGCCATAGTGCAGTCTATTTTGATTGATAAGCGATGTTTCAGAAATGAGCGTTTCATTGCGCTCAAATAATGTCACATCAGCTTCATTCATAAAGCGCGAAGCCAAATGGCATCCAGTCCATCCGCCGCCAATAATTGCAATCTTGAGCGCCATCAAATGTCAATACAAAGCGTTGGCTGTACTCCTTGCCAATTTGACTTGGCTTTAAACAGGTCCAACTGTGGGAAGTATTCTATGCGCCGAGACATGCCAGTTCCATACATATCAGCATGCCCTTGATAATTCCATTCATCAGGGCCATGCTTATCGGGGTGGTAAAGGCCGGCAGGTGAATCCTGTAGCTTCCAAAGCATGTAGTCTTCATTCGGCACTCCCCATTGCTTCCATGCTTGCAACGCCGGTGGCGAGCTGTCCATGTTCTTAATTGCCGTGAGACGGTCTTTGTGGCGCATGAGATAGTCCATGCCGTAAAGGCCAATGCTCATTGATGGTGTGTGCTTCATCGCCACCTTCTCAAAGCCTTCCGGAGGTTCATAGACCAGACTTTTAAACGCTGGTCCAGCAATGCACGTGTCATGCAAGAGAAACCAGAAGGAACTAGTCAACTTATGCTCAACAATTTCAATGAGCGGAGTATATTCAAAGGAATTTTGTGGGGTGCAGATCATTGGTACATCACCATAATGATCAATGCGCCAGTCCTCGCATCCACCATTGACGATCAAAATTTCGCTTGTACCAATACCAGCGCGAGTAAGAGAAGGGATAATGACGGGAAGTGTATAAGCTGCAAAACGCTGGCATGTACTGATACAAAAGCGCACAGAAGATGGTGGTAGCATGATTCTCTCCTTGTGCCGTAAGTATAGAAGCTGTTTATGATGACGAAGATTTCTGGGAAACCATGGCAAAAATTCTTTATTGCGGAGACGCTTTTGTAGAAACTGGTTTTGGGCGGGTCGCTCAGTATTTGCTGCCGGCGCTAGCCAAGGAACATGATGTGGCGGTGCTAGCAGTCAATTACCATGGCGACCCGCATTCAGAAGCACAGAAATACAGGGTATATCCTGCAATGTTGCATGGTTCCGATCCATTTGGTTCTCATCGGATTAATGAAATTATTCAAAGAGAAAAGCCAGACCTGGTTTGGGTGACGAATGATATTTGGATTGCCATTAGCCTTTGGCAGAAAGCCAAATCCTTGCAAGAACAAATCCCTTTCAAGTGGTTTGTTTATACGCCCATTGATTCTTATGGTCTATTTCCTGAGCTGAAAAGCCAGATGGAAGGGTGGGATGGTCTTGCCACATACACGCAATTTGCCGAAAAAGAACTTCGTCTAATGGGATATGATAAGCCCATTGATATTATTGGGCATGGTACTGATTTTGATAAATTTTTCCCACTTGATAAGCAGCAATGCCGAAAAGATTTAGGGATTCCCGCTGATGCATTTGTTGTTTTCAATGGGAACAGGAATCAGCCACGCAAGCGCATTGATTTGACAATCAAGGCATTTATCAAGTTTGCCAAAGACAAGGACGATGCTCGCCTTTGGTTGAATATGGGCAGCAAAGACATGGGATGGGACTTAATTCCATTATTTAAGCGGGTAGCTCGCGACGAAGGGTTTGACGCCACCGGGAAACTGATTATTACTAGCCCTCATTTCTCCACTGAAAACTGCCTGCCAGTTGAGCAATTAAATAAAGTGTATAACGCAGTTGACATTGGCTTGAATACATGCATTGGTGAAGGTTGGGGGTTGGTTAATACAGAACATGGATCAGTGGGTGTGACGCAAGTTGTACCAGATCATACAAGCCTGGCGGAGATCTTTGATGAGCTTCCCCGTATTCAGTGCAATGCTTACGAAACAGACAGAAACTATGGTCTTGAGCGTCCTCTTCCTGACCCGGAAAGTGCTGCAGAGATTTTGTCTTATTACTATGAGAACCGCGATGCACTGAGAAAGGATGGGAAATGGTGCTACAAGCGTCTGCGAGAAGATTTCTGCACGTGGCCTTATATTCAAGGGCAATTGCTTGACGCGGTAGAACGCACTCTTAATACAAAGTCTGCCGCGACTGAATTCAAAGGTTTTGATACTCCTGCAAAAATTATTTGATTATGCAAATTTCACAAATCTTTCTTTCCACTGATCCAACGGAAAAGCTTAGTCCATTTTTGGAACACGCCACGGGCACTATTGATGCTTGTTTCCCTGAAGCAAAGCATGTTATTTACAACAATGATTCGCTTCGCGCTTTCATTGCTGATAATTACGAAGAAGAAGTGTTGTGGGCATATGATACGCTTAAGCCCTTCTCTTACAAGGCAGATCTTGGTCGTTTTTGTTTGTTGAACAAGCTGGGCGGCTGGTATTTTGATATTGGCATTAGGGCCTTTAATGCAGTGGAACTTGGCGATCGTATTAAGTTTCTTGCTTTCCGTGATATTCAGCGCTTTAGTTACACAAGCTGGGCGTGTGCAACTACAGTGCTTTATTCTCAGCCCGACAATCCCGCTTTGCAAACTGCCATTGAGATGATTGTGGCAAATTGCGTAGAACAATACTATGGCATCACTCCATTGTGCCCCACTGGTCCTACATTGTTAGGTAAAGCCTTGGCGGCGAACGGAAGCCAAGCTGATTTTATCTATGGCGATTATCTTGAACTAACGCCTACGCATGGACAAAAGAATAGGGCCTTTGTGCTTCCCGATGGCACAATCATGGCATGGAGTAAGCCTGCTGGTGGTGGTGACTTAACTGGACTTGGCGCCAAGGGCGTCAACAATTACAATGAGCTGTGGCAGGCCCGCAAGGTGTATGGCGATGGTTGATAGCACCATTTATGCGGTATGCATCCCAGGGGAGAAAGTGCGTTACACGGCCAGGTCTCGCATTGTTCCCATTATGGGAGGAAGCCACGTGCTGAGCAAAGAAGAGCGCGAAAGTCTTCGTGCCGAAGGTTATGCTTTTGACGATGAAAATGCCGTGCTGTCTCCATTAAATGATCGATGGGGAGAGCTTTCGTGCGTGCATTGGATGATTCTTAATGCAAAAGAAAACAATATTGGCAATGCTCAATATCGGCGCAATTGGCTAGAACCGGAAGATCAATGGTATTGCCCAGAAACTTTGTATGTGCCAGAACCAGCTCAATTTTCTTGTACGCTTGAACAACAGTTTTATGGTGGCCATTCTGCTTTTGATGCACCAGTAATTACGCGCAAATTAGCAGACGAAGGCAAGTGGATTTTTACTCGCGAAGAAATTGATAAAATCTGGGCGCAATCTTCTTTCATCGGCTGCAATATGGCACGCGGACCGAGGCAGGCCTACCTGCGCTTCATGACAACACTATTTGCTGGACTTGCACCAATTTGGCGCGAACACAAAGAACACTTTCTTTCCATTGAAGGCTATGACAAACGTGCAATTGCGTTCATTGCCGAACGCTTGATTACTGGTATGGTTTTATGCAGAGACAGGATTTTTCCTGGCGTAAAAATTGCCACTGCTCCGATAGGATTTATTAATTGATCGGCTGCAAATCGATGGAATGTCCATTAGAAATTATTGACGCTAGTGCAAACAAAACAAATCATCGCTTTGCCATTGCTAATGCAATGCTTGGGCCAGCTAATCCATCGCTACCCAACACTGCTTATTGGCAAGAACTAGCTAAACGTTGGGAAGTTGGCCTGTCAGATGCCTTGGCTCGTCGATGCAATAATTGCGAGCATTACATTGATACTGCAGTCATTCAGAATTGCATTCAAAGGCATGGTCGGTTTGATATTACTAGTCTTGGTTCCGAATTTAAAGACATGAAAGATGCAAGTGGCTATTGCACGTTGTATCACATTACTTGTACAGCCAGTCGTGTATGTGTAGACTGGGAAGAAGGCGGTCCAATTACAACTACCAAAGAAGGTGCCATGGCTATCGAAAATGAAGGGCGCGAAGACGCTAAAAAAATGAGCGCGAAGCAAAAGAAAATTGCAAAAGTGATGCGCGAATTTAAGGCTGGTACTTTGAAGGGCAGTGACAAAAAGCCAATCAAGAATAAAAAACAAGCCATTGCTATTGCCCTCTCGGAAGCTGGCATGAGTCGCATGAACAAAAGCGATGAGTATTGGGATGCCTATGTTGACACCATGATGTGCATGGAAGTTGAAGACCCTGAAGAAGAAGGCATGGGAAGCATGAAAACTGAAGACGGTTCCTGCGGAAAAAAGCGCTAAGGGGTGATGCTGGAAGCTTTGCCCCTCCTGCTGCTGTTCGATCTGCTGCCCGTCGTGGCTTAGAGCTACGCAAGAAATATGGCAAAGGAGGCTTGACGACGCAAGAAGCGGGCAAGCAGGGCATTGGCAGTGGCGTGGCGAGAGCTACAAGTCTGGCCAATGGAGAGAATGTGAGCTATGAGACAATCAAGCGCATGGCCGCATTCTTCTCTCGCCATGAAAAGAATAAGAGTGGCGAAGAAGATGATGCTGGAAAAATTGCATGGGATTTATGGGGCGGCGATGCTGGTAGGGCGTGGGCAAATCGCATTATTAAGATGGTAGAAAATCGCAAAAAAGACCAATGAGCGAATATGTGCGCGTCATCGAAGAAGAGGACGAAGGTATTGGTCTTTTAAAGGCGCTTTCAATTCTTTCTGCCAATGAACATCGCAATACTTCACGATGGGAATTGGTCGAAAAGCAATGCTTCAAAAATGGTCGGCTAGATGAAACACACATTTATGTGATGAGCGTTTACGAGAAGCCCGACCCTCATTTTGAGCCGACAAAGTTCTTGACTTTTGAAATTGAGGCAATGGCAAAGTCCTACATTATGGAAGACATTGAGCATCAACTTGCCAGTATTCGCGGCGAAGACGACGACGAGGATTGATTATTACGTTTCTCAATAAGTGCTGTTTATTGAGAAAACTAATTGATTTTTGCGATGAAAGATGGATAGCCCATCAGCCACAACACGCTAATTCCATAGAGACCACTGAGAGTGCGAATCTGTACGCAATCTGGCGGGGCGGTGCCCTTCTCAATGCGGCAATAAGAACTTTGACTGATGTGCAGTTCTTTTGCCACATCATGCTGAGTGAGTCCGGCATTTAGCCGGGCTTCTTTAATGCGACCAGCAATAAGAATGCGTGCTTCCTGGTGGGGAAGTTTAAGAGCATCCGTTGCACTACGCGCCAAAAACATCACAAGCTTTTATTCCGTTTTGCATAAGCTTACAAAGTATAACATTCGCTTCTTGATAAAGTATGAATATGAGCACCATTTCTTGCCGATACGATTTCTCTCCTATTGAGAAATACGAACTCACGCCAGAAGGTTATCTTCGGGCATGGGCTTCTATCGCACGCACTGGCATCCAGCATTACACAGATAGTGATGGTTCCATTCGTCGCGAATATCGTCCCGAGACAGAAGTGGCGTCTCCCGAAAGCCTTGCTTCATTTGCGGGCAAGGCAATCACTTCGGAACACCCCCCTGTGCTTCTCGATTCCGAGAATACTAAAGACTACCAAGTAGGATTTAGTGGCACTGAAGTGGTATACGACAATGGTTTCGTGAAGGCAGTGATGACAATCACTGACGAAGATACCATTAAGCGCATCATGAAGGGGGATGCTCGTGAGGTAAGCGCGGGCTATAGGGTGAATTATGATCCCACGCCCGGCGTTACAGAAAACGGCGAACATTACGATGGTATCCAAAAAGAAATCATCGGTAATCACATCGCTGTTGTCCGCCGGGGCCGCGCTGGCCCGCAAGTGAAGCTCCATCTTGATCGCCAAGATGCTGCTGACCCATCTTTAATCTCTAATACAGGAGACCATCTAATGACTGCAAAAGTCGTTTTTGATGGCGCCGAGTTTGAAGTGACGGAGAGCGTTGCTCTTGCGATCACTAAAGAACGTGAAGACGCCAAGATGTCCTACGAGGACATGAAGAAAAAGTACGACGAACTGCAGGCCGCTGCCGATTCCATGAAGTCCGAAATGGATGCTATGGGAAAGGAAATGCAAGGCAAGTGCGATTCCGCTGAGGGTCGTGCTGATGCACTGGCTGAGCAGATCGAAGAACTGAAGACTGAACTGGCTGCCGCCAAGGAAATCAATCTTGATTCCCTGGTTAAAGAGCGCGTGGCTCTCGTTGAGAAAGCCAAGCCTGTTCTGGATAGCGCCTATGAATTCGCTGGCAAAACTGCCCGTGAAGTGATGGTTGATTCCATCAAGGCAGTGCGTGGTGATGAGCTTGATCTCTCTGAGAAGAGCGATGACTACGTGCAGGCAATGTTTGACACTCTCTCTGAGGGCCGTTCTGACTCTGCCACCACCGACGAGCTGCGCAAAGCCGTAGCTTCCATTGCTTCTCCTGTTTCTGCACCCTCTGCCTATATGGACATGCTGCAGAATGCATGGAAGAAGCCCCTTTCCATCTCCAAGGAGGCTAAGTAATCATGGCCGTAACTTTCTCTGCTTCGGGCACTGCCTCCGCTGGTGGCGTGCAACAGAGCTACGCTCTGGAGCACACCGCACTGCTGGAAGGTCAACTGTCCGATATTCGCAGCAACACCATTGGCACTAGCGTCAATGAAACTGGTGCTGTCGTGGCTTTTGGTAACGTTGTTGTTTATAACAACGCTGGTACTGTTGAAAATTCCGCTTGCACTATCTCGGGCGCTTCCGATACCGTGCTTGGCGTAAACGTGCTCACCTATGTTGATGAAACCGCCCTGGACACCAATAGCCGTCCTGGCGTGAAGAATCAGCAGGTGATGAACGTGGCCAACGAAGGCGCAGTGGCCGTCTATGTGACCGGCGCTGTAACTCCTAAGAGCCCCGTGCGTGTGCTGTATTCCGCCAGTGGCACTGGCAAGGCTGGTCAGTTTTCGCATGCTTTTGCTTCTGGCAAGACCGTTCGCCTCGCTGGCGCACGCTTCCTGAGCACCACCACTTCCAGCGGCATTGCAATTCTGGAGCTGAATGGCCCCAGCTTTACTCTTTCCGCTGATTCTTGATAGGAGGCCCTAACAATGTCTGAATTCCGTATGGATGACGCGGGTCTGTTCCTTGAGCGTCAGCTTGAGTACATCCGCCCCCAAGTGTTTGAAGTGCAGTATGCGGATATTAAGTATCCGACCATTCTGCCTGTTACCAGTGAAGCTGGCCCTGGCGCTCAGACCTTCACTTACCGCATCATGGACTCCACTGGTGAGTTCAAGCTGATCGCTGATGCTGCTGATGATCTGCCCCGTGCTGACATCAGCCAGACCGAGAAGAGCATCAACATCCGCTCCTTCGGTGGTTCCTTCGGTTATACCGTGCAGGAACTGCGTGCCGCTCAGATGGCCAACATCGCTCTGGAGCAGCGTCGTGCTGCTGCTGTGCGTCGTGCCTATGAAGAGAAGGTGGAAGAAGTGGCCCTGTTCGGTGAGAGCACCGTGGGTCTTTCCGGTTTCTTCAACAACTCCACCGTGGATGTTGTGGCCGCTGATAAGTGGTTCACCACTGCAAGCATCACCGCCCAGGAAATGCTTGAGCTGCTGAACTATGGCGTGACTGCCATTATCAATGGCTCCAAAATGAAGGAGCAGCCCGACACTATCCTCATGGCTTATGAGGATTACAACAAGGTGAGCACCACTCGCAACTCCGACTCCTCGGATGTGACCGTGCTGGAATACTTCCTGCGCACCAACCCCTACATCCGCAATGTTGAGCCCATCAACCAACTGGATGCTGATAACAGCGTGCTGAACACCAACCGCATGGTTGTGTATAAGCGCGATCCCGAGAAAGTGCAACTGCACATTCCTCAGCCCCTGGAACTCTTCCCGCCCCAACAGCGCGGCCTTGAGTTCATCGTTCCCGCTCATGCTCGCGTGGGTGGCGTGGCTCTGTACTATCCCAAGAGCGTTATCTACGTTCAGGCTTCTAGCTGAGGATAGTTAATCAAGGGAGGGACGTTAAGCTATGAACAATTGTTTTTTTTGAACAATGCTAATTGCTTATCGTCCCGAACTTGAAAACCCGCCCCGTGAAGGCGGGTTTGGCATTATTACGCAAACAGGTATGATCCAACTCACGCCTGGTCTTAATCAAGATATTCCAGAACATCAATGGAAAGTGGCTCGTGAGAATAAGGCAGTAAAACGCCTTATGAACATTGGAGCCATTGAGGAAGTGCGAGAGCAGATCATGGTGGAAGACATTCCGCAAGATGTGCAAACGCTTTCTCAGATGCCAATGGTGGAAGCCATCCGCATGATTGAACTCATTCATGATCCAGATCAATTGAATGGCTGGAAAAAGATTGAAGGCCGCGTGCGCGTGCGCAATGCCATTAATAAGCGCATTGAAAACATTCGCATTGGGAAAGCCTGATTATGGCCGTTACTTATGCGAGTTTTCTTGAGCGGTTCCCTGAATTCACTCCCCATCCATCGGGAATTGTGAATGGCGCCATCTCTGAAGCCACCTACGATGCTTCTGCAGACGTGTTTGGGGAACAAACTGATAGAGCAGTTAAATTTCTTGCTGCTCATATCATTGCCATCCAACTTGCACAAATGGGCATTCAAATTGGTGCCACTGAAGGCAAGGTGTATGGTGAGGGGCTAGATGCCACTCAATACGGTCAAGAGTTTAAGCGTATGCTGAATACGCTGCCTTCTTCTTCTGTTGGTTTCGTTGTATGAGCAATTTTCTGGAGCCACTTGCCAATTCCACACTGGTATGGTCGGTGGCTTCAGGCTATGCACTTGATAGCGAAACTGGAAATTACGTTGCCGTTGCAACAGGCGTCACTTATTACGCCACGTTAAGGCAGAAGCGTAATCCTCAGTACGATTATTTGCTTGGTGCAGATCAAACTGCTGTCTACATGGAGGGGCGTCTCACTTCTCCATTAACGCTTTCCGGCGTAACGCCTGGTGATTCTGCTCAAGCAACGATCAATGGAAGAGAAGGGCGCTTTGAACTGTTGCCAAACGAGGAGATTGCTATTCATTATTGGCAGTTCCTCGGCACGCCAATTAGAGGAATTTTTAGACTAATTGGCAAAGGAAGCGTTGATAACGCTTAATCACTTTTCTTTCCATTGCTGAGGATCTTCTCATGCTTTACCATCCCACAGAACTGGTGAAGAGCCAAGACGTGATTGTGCGTGTTGGCTCGATCAGTGGCACCAGCCGCCCCGTAATCACCCAGAGCGGCGCCACCTTCAGCGTAAGCGGCGCTCCCACTCTTTACACTCTGCAAGCTGCTACCACGGCTTCTGTTGCCTTCAATGATGGCAATACTGAGTTCTACCTGCTTGGCGGCGGTGGTTTTGCTGATAGCGTAATTGTTACCAGCCAAGCCACTGCATCCATTACTTCCTATTTCCAAAAGGATGTTGATGGCACCGTGTTTGTGCCGAATAGCTTTGACGAGGCTTTCCAGGTGATCAGCTCGGCTCGTTATGACAAGAACGCTGAGGTGTACGTGGAAATCAACAAGCAGCTTGGCGCTTCAGGCACCACTTATTACTATGACCGAGTGGCTTACGTGGGTCGCGTGATGAACTACAACGAGAGCTATCCTGCTGATAACCTCGTGGAATGCACCTTCGATCTGATTAGCCGTGGTCGCATTGGCATTCATCAGAATGCCTCCGAGACTGGCTCGATCATCCCGACTGCTCCTAATAGCTGATTCATCTTTCCATAGATCTTTGCTAGCCTTCCCTTACGGGGAGGCTATTTTATTGTGAACATTGCACAACTTCGGGAAGTGGTTACTGAGCTACTTTCCGCATCGCCTAATTTAATTGGCACTTATACATTGCCAAATAATTCAACGCTTCCTGCTGTTTACGTAGTGGGAAGGCAAAGCGTGCCGCACGAATGGAAAGTGAAGGGACTGGAAGTGACAATGAGAGAGTTTCCAATCCTTAATCCTGGCTCTCCATTGGGAGGCACTGTAAAAGTGAGTCAAGTATGGGAAGTGGTTTTAACTCAATTTACACCCAGTAGCAATACGCTCGCTACAGCGATGGACAGAATGGTTAGACGTTTTCCTGATGCCACGCCAAGATATTTTCAGGGAGATGATATTGCCTATGAGCGCTGTCGATTTTTGATTCCAGATTTAATTCTCCGTAATTTAATTGCGCCATGAGTGGAATCATCAATGGAGGCTCAATTATTAACGGAAAAATTCTTGAGCAAAAATTAGCGCAAGCTTTTGAAACTTGGGCACGTTTTGATGCGAACGATTATTTTCGCGGACAATTTACGGAAGACAAGTGGAACTATCCTGGAGAGACAGAAAGGAAAAGCGGAGAACTTGCCAGGGATCCACGTAATATTTTCGATCTTGGCGATCTTTATAGAAGTGGTAGGGATAGCTTTAAAATTACGCAAGGAAGCATAGATATCACTGCATCGTGGGATTGGGATGCAAAGAATAGTTCAGGAAGAGGCTATGCGTGGTATGTTCATGAAGGACTGTCAACTAATTTGGCGCCAAGGCAGTGGACAGACGTGTTTCAGCAGCGCGATCTATTTGCAAGTAGCAATGTAAGCAAGGAGCTAAGATCGCGAATACGTAAAGCATTGGGCAAATGAACATCGATTATCTATGGAACCAGGATAATACTGTGCATGCCATTAATTGCGAGCTTAACGGCATGGCTCTAGACGTTGGCATATTATGCCTTATTTCTTGCCGGGAAGAGACGCTTAGAATAAGCAACGAAAATCATTCAATGCTGGTTGAAGTGCCTAAGGAATTTCGCTCTAACAGCGAAAGAGTGAAGGTGTTCAACGCATTGTTAAACGTTCTTGATCATGAGCAAATACAGCTTCCTTCTGCAAACTAAAGCTGAAGATTATTGTGAGCTTCTTCCCGAAATTCGACTCAAGAAATACGGTGGTTGGCTTGTGGCCGAAGCCATTGAACAGGAAGAAATTAGTAAACTGCAAAGCCAAGCTACTATTAAAGCTGTGCAACTGGCTAAGCGTATTGCCACTGCAAAGGACATCCCATTAGACGAAGCTTTCGGTTTACTTCAAGGCGGTGGCGGCTCTATTACTGAGGCTGAGCTTCTTTCCGAATACACGGAAGAAACCCTCAGTATGATTACCAGCGGCTCTTCAGTGGAAAGCACTAACGCTCGTATGGTTACTGCCTTTATTCGCTCTCGCGGTCAAGGCTTAATTGACGGGGAATGGCAAGACCTTTCTGATTGGGAATTGGATGATACCAAAAATCTGCCTCGCAAAGCCATTGCCAAAGTGGTTGAATTTATTGCCGAAGAACAAAATGCTGAGACGCAGGAGGCAGTGGCCGCAAAAAAAGCAACGAAGAGGAATTCTCCTCAGTAGCAGAAATGCTGGAAGCGCGAGCGCGTAACCAGTTAAAGGGACTGACAGATTGGAATGAAATTTATTTCCGACTTTCTGCGTCGGATTTTCATGATAGACGATGGCATGCTGATCAATTTGGTCGGCAGCCATTGTCTGACATTAAGCGTGCATTGAAATATTTAGACAAACACGACATTGCAAAATACAATGTGCAGAGCGTTGCTATTGCAAAGCTTGGCACTATGGCCGCTGGCATGATGGTAGGACGCAAGTCTAAAATTAAGCCGGAAGACTTTCTGCCCTTTGACACTAAAGCCATCAAGAAAGATACTGGCGTTACTGATGCCAGCTTGATTGTTCTTCAACGTTTAATGAAGACAAGAAAAATGGACGGCAGGGTGATTGCATTGCTCGCCGATGATTTAAAAGCTTTTTCTGGGCGTAATCAAGAGCAATGATTATAGAATGAAGGGAATGTGATTAGAAAGCAAGATGGCAGCTCAAGACGCCGAATTGAAGCTTAAGGTAAGTCTTGACCTGGCATTTTTCAGGCAGCAATTAGCAGGGCTTGGACAAGCTGCTGCTGGCACTCCATTGCCAGTGCAAATTAGATTTGATAGGCGTAGTGTGCAAAACGAGCTTAATGCTCTTGGCGCAAATATTAGACGCAGAAATTATACGCTTAATGTTAACACTAATTTAAAGGCTGAAATTGAGAATGCGTCTAAATTGGCTAAAGCTCTGAATGAGCTAGGAAGATCCAGAGGCACCGCTCAGCAAGGGATCAATCAACAGCTTGGGCTTGGTCAATTGTTAAAAGGCCCACAATCTGGGGGTATTGGCAGTAAAGATGTAGAAAGGCTTTATCGTGCAGCGGCTAGGGCTGGCATCCTTGAATACAGCAAAGAAGTAGCGAGAACAAAAGCTTCTGCGGTGGCAGCACTAGAAGAGGTTGGCAGCGATAGCGTAAAAGGTCTTCTTAATGGCCTTAAGAGCGAAGACGAAAAGTTGAGAGCAGCAGCCGAATATCTTGGAGAGTCTTTAATTAAGACGGTAAAGAATGTTCTTGGCATTGCATCGCCTTCTCGTGAATTTAAGAAGATTGGCCAAAATGTAGGCGAAGGTTTCCAGCAGGGCATGATGTCCTCGATGGATAAAGCCTTCGATGCAGTAGAAGGGCTAATGCGGGCACGCATGAAAGTGCTCGATACTATTGCTCGCGGCATGTTCCGCATGGCAGGCATTGACCCTGCTGCTATCAGGGCCGAAGCTGCTCAACGCCGCGCATTGCCTGGCGTTAATTTCCCTGCGACAGTGCCGCCTCGCAATGTTTCAATTGGTCCGTCTGGAACAGGTAGAGCATTGCCGCCTGGAGCCATTCCTTCTGCATTGCCTGGCACTGCATTTGGTGCGCAACGTTATTTACCTACTGCATTAAGTGACGAGCTGAAAACAATTTTACGTGGAGCCGCATTTGCTTTTGTTGACTCTCTTAAGCAGCAAGTAAGAAGCACTCGCATTGGCCTTGGAGCAACACAACAGCCTTTACTTGGGGCCAGTCGTATTGCTGGCTTACTTCCCGCTGGCGTTGGTCGTGCTCCCAGCGTTTATTCAACAGGTGCAGTTGGCGGCGAAACCCGCGCAGAAATGATGGCGCGTCGCGAACGTGAAGCCCGCATGCGCTCGGATTTACGTGGCATGGATGTAATCGGAGGTGGGGCTGGTCGCACTCCTTCTCCTTACAGCTATGCGTATCGCGGGGCGCGTCCCACTAGCGCCATTGTTCCCTATGCAACTGGAGGGGCAATTGTACCTCAGCCGTCGATGGCGGGAGGCGGTGCGCAGCCTCCTGCCGGCGGCGGTGGTGGACGATTTGGTGGCTTTGGTGGCATGATTCCAGGCGCTGGTGATTTTGGTCGCGCCATTGGAGGAGTGAATCTACCTGGCACTGGAACAATTAGAGAGCTTGGACAGGAGTTTGGTTTTGCCGCTAAGCAAGTTGTGTTGTTTGGCCAGGCGTATAAATTACTTGCATTCATTCAAAATCTTCCAGCGCAAGTGGGTGCAGCAGTTGGACAATTACAAAGTTTTAGGAATACATTAAATGCAGTCACTCCTTCCACTGAAGAGGCTCGGGCGTCTAATGAGCTTTTGCTCGGACTCATGGAGAAATATAACGTGCCTTTGCAATCAGCACGTGATGGCTTTACTAAGCTATACGCTTCCATGGCTCCCGCTGGTTTCAGTGGAAACGAAATCAGAGACTTATTCACCGGCATTACAAAAGCTGCGGCCACGTTTGGCATGAGCGCAGATAAAGTTGATCGCGTTAACTATGCCTTTGCTCAGATGGCTAGTAAGGGGCAAGTGATGAGCGAAGAACTTAAAGGTCAGTTGGGCGATGTTCTGCCTGGTGCAATGGCTTTGTTTGCTGAAGCAGCAGGATTTAAAGGGCCTAAGGCCATTCAAGACTTTTCCGCTGCCTTGGAAGATGGCGCCTATAAAGGAGAGGCAATGGTTGCATTGCTGAAAAATGTAACTGTTGTAATGAATAAAGAGTTTGGTCCTGGCGCTGAAGGCGCGGCGCGAACTTTCCAGGGCGTAATGAACCGCATGCAAAACTCAATGGCTCTTTTCTATGAGAGCTTTGAACCTGTTGCAGTGGGATTCTTGAATAGCGTTGTTGCCCCGATGACGGACGGCATCAAACAGCTTACCGATGGACTTAATGCCTTTTTTACTGGTACAGCAGCAAAAACAGCAGGAGGATTTGCTATTGCTCAAGAGCTGGAGCGGCTGCGTCCGGCATTTGATGGCATTGGACAAAACGTGTCTACTTTTGTTGTTCAATTGGGAGAACTTGCAAGAGTTGCTCTTGATGTTGGCAAGGTATTCTTGCAAATTGCTGGCAATCCAATTGTTGGTTATCTTGCAAAGCTTTATGCGATTGCTCTTCCCATCAATATTGCGCTTGGCGTGATGCGTGGATTGTGGGCTGCTAATGCATTGCAACTGTTAATTTTCAATGCAAGAGTTGCTTCTGGTACTTCGACTTTATCAGCGTTCAGGGGGATGATGGCTGCAACAGGCGCTACAGCGCAAACTACTGCAGCTTCCATCCGCACTGCTGGTATCACCTTGCGCACTTTCTTCGCGACAACTGGCGTTGGCTTGGTTGTTGTTGGTATCAGTATGCTCATTGAGAAATTCCTGACAATGAACCAGGCACTGGCTGATACCAAAGCAAAGGCGATGGGTGCGGTGCAGGCTATTCGCTCAATGTCACAAACGGAAGCTCGCGCAGCCGAACAGCAGGCGCAGTCGGCCTATCAAACAATTGGAGCGATTGCAGGGCGTGGTGGTACTCAGCAACCAGGCGGAGATCGTCTTGTTCCCGTGAGCGAAAGAGAACTTAAGCAACTTCAGGGACTTGGCGCCATTCGCTCGCAACAGACCCCAGGTGGCCCGATCTACGTGAAGAGAAGCGAGGTAATGGCTTTGGCTCCTCAAGCGCAGCGACTTCAAGCAGAGGCGGCCTTTAGGCAGCGGCAAATTAAAGCAGAAGAACAGTTGGCGCAAACCCCTGCTGTACTTGGTGCAATTCCACCTAGCGAAGGAGAAGGAAAGAAAAAGAAAGGGAAAGAACTTGATGAATATAATAGAAGTCAGCTCGATTTTATTAAGCAGCGTTTTGATAAAGAAAAACAAGTATTAGATCAGCAATTGCAAGCCAATTTGGTTTCAAAAACTTCTTACGATATTAAACTTGCTGAATTGACACTTGAAACTGAAAGAGCTGAGTTACAGGAAAGATTCCGATTGGAATCAGAGAAAATCCAAAAGGATAATTTAAGTGCCGCCGATAAAGCTTTAGCGATTAAAGATCAAGAAGTGAAACTCGCCAATGGCTTGGCTATTGCCGAAAAACAGCGTGATATTGCGGTAAAGGGCGCCAAATTAGAACTGCGCCAGCCCTTCATCGAATCGCTGCGCAGCGAAAATATGGAAATTGACAAGCAAAATGCATTGATTGAAAGATTGAAAAAGGGATATAGCGATTTAACACCTGAACAAGAAGCATCATTTATCATTGAAGAAAAAGTTGCAAGATTAAAGGCAGATGAACAAAAACTGATTCAAACAGATATCGATAATTTAAAACAGCAAATCCAATTACGCATTGAAAACGCAAAGCTTTTAGAAAAAGAGCAAGGTTTGCAGTCGGCGCGACAAGGCTTAAACCTGATAGGAGCTGGTATGCAAGCGGGCTTCGCAGGAAGCGCGGCTAATGTTTTTGAAAGGACAATGGAACAATATGGAGATAGAAATTATGCCGCCCAATTGGCTGAAATTGAGACGGCAGCGATGAAACTTCGTAGTGTATTTGAGGGATTGCAGGGCGCCATTCAAAGCATTAGCGGAGCTTTTGCCAATGTTTTGACAGAGGGTGTGGCGGGAATGATTGCAGGCACTGCCACTGCAAAAGAAGTATTTGCCAACTTCTTGCAAAGCGTTGCGCAAGCACTGTCTCAAGCAGCAGCGCAAATGATTGCCACTTACATTGCTATTGGTGTTGCAAAAATGTTTGCAGGAATGGGAGGAGGCTCAAACGCTGACATGTCAAAAACGGGCATCAGCGAAGGAACTCTTGCTCCCATGCGTCAGTATTCAATGGAGGGTCCCTTGACTGGCATGACTGGCATTGCGAATGGCGGATTCCTCTCTGGCGGTTTCCAAGCATTCGCCAACGGCGGCATGGTTGCTGGTCCCACTCTTGGACTCGTTGGCGAAGGCGGCGAAAGCGAATTTGTCATCCCATCTTCCAAGATGGAAGGTGCAATGAAGCGTTACAATGCAGGCGCACGAGGGGCTGGTGTGATTCCCGCTGGAAGGGATGTATCCTCCATGGAAACTGGTGGAATAATGGTTACAAGCCCAATCGACGTGAGATACACTGTAGAGCGTATCAATAGCATTGATTACGTCACTGCCGATCAATTCCAGCAAGGCATGTCTCGCGCAGTGCAGCAAGGCGCTTTACAGGGTGAACAGCGCACACTCCGCAAGCTTCGTAATTCACAAACCACTCGTTCTCGTGTTGGGATTTAACAAATGACTGCTCGCGACTACCCATTCTTCAGTGATCGTTTAGCTCTCGCTCAATATGTCACTTTTTACGAAGTGGCCAAAAATGGCTCTTTAAATGGAGTTTATAGAGGGCAAAATTTCTTTATTAACGAGCAAGTAGA